AAGCATGCTTGTCGGTGATCAAAGCACTCCAAAACTGGATCTTGCTATTGCCCGCCATTTGGCTGTTGCTCCTCGCTCTATTGCTGCTCAAGTTTCAAAAGCAAACTATGACGGCGCTGGTGTTGGTGCTGAACTGATTCCTGATCAGTTCTTGGCTGAATTGCATATGGAGTATCAAGTGCCTACAGTTGTTCGCTCTTTATTCTCTGAAGTGCAAATGACTTCTAACACTATGTTAGCCCCCAGAATTAATCGAGGCGGACGTCCATACATAAAAGGGACCGTCAGCAGCGACAATCCAGCATTGTACCCTGTATCTACTGTACAAATGGGACAGGCTCAAATCACTGCAAAAGGCTTGTCAACTCGTTACATCCTTGACGAAGAATTGATCGAAGATTCTGCTGTTTTGTTGTTGCCAGCAATGCAACGCATGATCGCTAAAGATATGCGTGATGCTGTTGAAGATGCTTTGATCAACGGTGACGCTGCTTCTACTCATCAAGATGCAATTGCCTCTTGGAACATTCGTGATCGTTGGGGCGCTAGCGGCTTAGGTGGCTCAAATGACCATAGACGCTTGTGGACTGGTTTGCGTGCTGCTGCTTTTGATAAGAGCACTACACTTGACATCAACACTTTCTCGGCTACTAAGTTGCTAGAGTTGATCAGCAAGTTGGGCGAATACGCAGCCGCTGACAAAGTATTGATCGTGTCTCCTGAAGCCTTGTACGAGAACTTGATGGGACTTGACCAAGTGATCACTCTTGACAAGTTCGGACCACAAGCGACAATCTTGAGCGGTCAAATGGGATCGATCTTCGGCATGCCGATCGTTGTTTCTCGTTTCTTGTCTGATGACTTGCACACTACTGGTAAATTCACCGGATCAGGCTCAACAACTGGGATGCTTTGCGTTTCTCGTGACTCTTGGAACATCTTTGCTCGTCGTGGAATCTCGATCCAACAAGAGCAAGACATCAAGAGCGGCGCATACAACATGGTTGCAACTGAGCGCTTGACTTTCGATAGCCTTGACGCTGCTGATGTTAAAAACGTTGCATTCGGTTTCAATCTTTAATCTATGAATAAATAGGGGGGCTTTGCTCCCCGCCCCTTTATTGGAGAATATAATGTCTTACTATTATCCGCAAAATGTACATCTTGAAGCTACTGGCTCAAATGCTGACGAATTTGTTCTTGTATTCCATGAACGTGTTGAAGTTATCGCTTGTAAAGTTGTCGCAATTGAGGCTGATGTCACTGGCCACGCTTCAAACTATGCAGAGATCAAAGTGATCGGAAACGACAAAGCAACTGAACTTTTCAAATACTCAACAGCAACAGGCGCACAAGGCACACTCACCGCTGACGCTCCTGCTGATATGATTGATCAAGGCAATACTGACAAGGCAATCTTTGAGGCTGGCACAGCATTAAAAGTTCGTTTGTCAAAAGCCGGCGCCGGTGTTACTGCTGATGTCGGAGTTGCTTTGCACTTGCGTCAAGCACGTTCTTACTAACTAACTGACTGACTTTGGATAGAAATGTATGCCTCTTGTTACAACCGATATATTGAAGGAGTACTTGCCTGAAGTTACAGGCACAGGGAGCGATACAGAACTGTCTAATTTACTTGATAGAGTCGAGGCAACGATCGCACGTTTCCTCGGCTTTCCTTCGCCTGACAGTAGCAACACGCCAAAGTTAGACGTAAACACATACACGCTGTATATTGATTCATATTGGATTGATGACATCAGCGTTCTACAATTGCCACTCAGGCCAGTTGTAACAATCACAAGCGTACACGCTGATCCTGATCGTGTATACGGTGCAGATACAGAAGTAAATAGCGACGAATACGAGATCGACAAACAACAGGGATTATTGATCATCAAGCCCAATACAAGCACTGTAGGA